ATGCTTGAGGCCAAGGACGAGATCAAGAAGCGACTCCAGGGCGGCGGCTCACCGGACATTGCCGACGCGCTTGCGCTGACGTTTGCATTCCCAGTGCGCAAAAAACTGCCACGCGACATCTACGACCGCGTGAAGAAGAACAAATCCGAGGAGTACGACCCGTATGCGAACACTTGAGGGACCCATAGGCGGCAAGCCGAGGGGTACGGTTCCGTCAATGAGTCGCATTGCGCTCGTTGAACCTGCGGATGTCATGCCCGCAATCACCGAACTCATGCGTCAGAATTGGGACGAAACCGGATTTGGCTTTGAGTTCAAGCCGTCGGTGGAAACCTACCAGGCTGTCGTTGATCTTGGCCTGATGTTCGTTCTTGCGGCATTTGATGGCAACGAAATAATTGGGTACTGCACGATGACCGTCACGAATCACATGCACAACCCTGCCATCAAGGTCGCATCAAACGATGCGCTGTTTGTGCGCCCAGATCATCGCGGCATCACCGCTGGCCGACTCATCATTGCCGCCGAGCGCGAAGCCGCCAAACGCGGGGCAATCCGCGTGCTGTGGCACACTCGAGCTGGCACTGATCTTGCAAACGCATTCACCAAGCGCGGCTATACGCCCGCTGACATTGTCGTTATGAAGGAGATTTAAAATGGGAATGGACCCTGTTACCCTGGCAGTCATTGGAATGGCGGTGTCCGCAGCCGCCGGCGCAGGTGCAACCGCTTACGGCGCAGTCAGCGCAAATGACGCGCAGAACAAGGCGCGGCAGCAACAGAAAAAGGCGCAGGCAGAAGCCATCGGACGCGCAGAAAGCGAGCAGCGCATGAGCCAGCAGGCCCAGGCCGCAGCTAATCGCAAGGCTCCCGACGTTGCCGCACTGATGGCAAATGCTGGCACGCCGGCACCCAACACAATGCTCACCGGACCCGGTGGCGTCAACCCGAATACGCTCGCGCTCGGCAAGTCAACCCTTCTTGGGCAGTAATCAATGAGCCAATACACAGGTGACGGAGGTTCGTATCCGGGCGCACCCAAGCGGGATCAGTTGTTCACCCGCTGGGGTCAGCTCAAGACCGAACGCGCCACCTGGTGGGCGCACTATCAGGAACTGACCACCTACATCCTTCCGCGCAACGGCCGTTACTTCCGGCAGGACCGCGACAAGGGATGGCGGCGTCACAACAACATCTACGACAACACGGGTACGCGGGCGCTGCGAACGCTCGGGGCCGGCATGATGGCCGGAGCGACCTCGCCCGCTCGCCCGTGGTTTCGCCTTGCCACCGCTGACCCGCAGCTCAACTCGTACCAGCCCGTGAAGATGTGGCTGGACGATGTGACCAAGCGGATGCAGGCGGTGTTTCAGCGGTCGAACACTTACCGCGCCCTGCATCAGATGTACGAGGAACTAGGTTGCTTCGGCACGGCGGCGAGCATCATGCTGCCTGACTTCAAAAACGTGGTGCATCACTACCCCGTGACCACGGGCGAATACTGCATCGCCACCGATTATCAGGGCCGCGTCTGCACGCTGTACCGGGAGTTTGAGAAGACCGTTGGCGAGATTGTGAAGGAGTTCGGTTACGACAACTGCTCAAATACGGTCAAGAGCATGTACGACCGGGGCAACCTGGACAAGTGGATTCCCATCATCCACGCCATTGAGCCGCGTGCTGACCGCGACATCAAGAAGCGCGACAACAAGAACATGCCGTTCGGGTCGTGGTATTTTGAGGTCGGCGGCGAGCATGACAAGTTCCTGCGCGTTGGCGGTTTCCAGCACTTCCCGTGCCTTGTCCCCCGATGGGCAACCGCCGGCGGCGACATTTACGGCAACAGCCCTGGCATGGAAGCACTTGGAGACATCAAGCAGTTGCAGCATGAGCAGCTGCGCAAGGCGCAAGTCATCGACTACCAGACCAAGCCGCCGCTTCAAGTTCCGATCTCCATGAAGAATCGCGATGTGGAGATGCTTCCTGGTGGCGTCACCTTTGTGGACGGCACTTCGCAGCCCATCCGCACGGCGTTCGATGTCAACCTAAATCTTCAGCATTTGTTGTTTGACATTCAGGACTGCCGCGAGCGCGTGCGTGGTGCGTTCTACGCCGACCTGTTCCTGATGCTTGCCAATGCCACGGACACGCGCATGACCGCGACCGAGGTGGCTGAGCGGCATGAAGAGAAACTGCTGATGCTTGGCCCGGTCCTTGAGCGTTTGCACAACGAGCTGCTGGACCCGCTGATTGACATCACGTTCTCGCACATGGTTTCCGCCGGCCTGATCCCGCCCGCCCCCGAGGAATTGCAGGGCATGGATCTGTCGGTGGAGTTTGTGTCCATGCTTGCCCAGGCGCAGCGCGCCATTGGCACCAACAGCGTGGATCGCTTTGTTGGCAACCTTGGCGCGGTGGCGCAGTTCAAGCCGGATGTTCTGGACAAGTTTGATGCCGACCAGTGGGCCGACATCTACAGCGACATGCTTGGCGTTGACCCGAGCCTCATCATTGCCGACAAGAACGTGGCCGTGGTGCGCGATGCTCGAGCGAAAGCGCAGGCGGCGCAGGCCCAGACGGCCGCCATGCAGCAGCAGTCGCAGACTGTCAAGAACATGGCGCAGGCCCCGACCGGAGGCCAGCAGAATGCCCTGACGGACGTAATGAACATGTTCTCCGGTTACAACTCCCCTTCCGCAGTAGAGGTCTGACACATGGCAAAGGCAATGACGCTTCTTTACGGTCCCGAATCCAAGGGTGACGCCGCCGGCGCATCGGCCTTTATCTCGCGCCTCATGCACTGCGCGAACGCCATTCACATGCACCACCTGATGGTCGAGGGTCCTGGCAGCTTTGCCGCCCACAACGCGCTGAGCGTGTACGAACCGCTGCGCGAGGCCATTGACGATCTTGCCGAGGCTTGGATGGGCTGCACTGGCGAGAAGCTCAAGTTTGGCCCTGGCGCATTTGAAATGGCACCGACCCCGCTGGCCGAAGTGCAGAAGGTCTACGAATACCTTGAGGCCGACCGCATGGTCATGGGTACCGAGAGCCACATTCAGAACGAGATCGACGCGATCTGCACGCTGATCTCTTCAACGCTTTACAAGCTGACTCGCCTTGCCTAATGGGACCCATAGGCATTTGACGAGTCGATAGATTCCCCCGATGAGTACACACGACCCGCTCGACATTCGCGGTCAAGAGCGCATTCAGGCCAACCGTGCCATGCGCGACAAACTTGAGCGCGAAAGCGAGGAGTCGGACATTCGATGGTTGATGAGCAGCAAGCGAGGTCGCCGAGTCGTATGGCGGCTACTGGACCAAGCAGGAGTGTTTCGTTCGTCTTTCAACACCAACGCGATGGCAATGGCTTTCGCCGAGGGCAACAGGAACTACGGACTCCGCACTCTCTCACAGGTTCACGCTCTCTGTCCTGAGTTGTACCCAACCATGATGAAGGAGCAAACCAATGACCGAACCAACGATGACGGAAGCCCCAACGAACAATAACGGCATTCCGGCATCTGAAGCCCCGAAGAACGCAACGGCGACGGCCGAGGCGCTTTACGGGGAACAGCAGCAAGCACCGAAGGCCCAGGACCAGCAAGCCGCGGAGTCGGCCGATACTGGCAAGCCCGAGGCAACCGAGCAGGTGAAGCCGGAAGGCGCACCAGAGAAGTACGAGTTTAAAGCCCCTGAGGGCAAGCAGCTCGACGCCGAGACCGTACAAGCGTTCTCGGAGGTTGCCAAGGAATTGAACCTGACCCAAGATGCCGCGCAGAAAATGCTTACCGCAATGTCCGACAAGCTCGGCACGCGGCAGGCAGCACAGGTTGAGGCAGTCCGCTCGCAATGGGCGGAATCTTCAAAGGCCGACAAGGAATTCGGTGGTGACAAGATCACCGAGAACCTTTCGGTTGCAAAGAAAGCACTTGACACGTTCGGCACCGCCGAGCTGCGCACGTTGCTCAACGACTCTGGCCTGGGCAATCACCCGGAAGTAATCCGGTTCATGTTCAGGGCAGGGAAGGCAATCAGTGAGGATCGCTACGTCGGGCCATCCACGGGTTCATCGAACGGAAAGTCGAACGGACCAATGGACTTTGCTGGCGCAGCGGCAGCCCTCTATTCCAATCACTCGTAAATCACACACATAAGGAGCTACCACTATGGCAGCAATTACCGCTACTAATCTGACTCTTGCCGATTGGGCAAAGCGCACCGATCCCGATGGCCGCGTCCCGGTCATTGCCGAACTTCTTTCTCAGAGCAACGAAATCCTTGAGGATTGCGTGTTCAAGGAAGGCAATTTGCCCACGGGCGACCGCGTGGTCATCCGTACTGGTCTGCCGACCGTGTACTGGCGTGCACTCAACCAGGGCATTCCGAACAGCAAGTCCACGACCGCGCAGGTCGATGAAGCTTGCGGCATCCTTGAGGCTCGCAGCGAAGTCGACAAGGACCTCGCTATGCTCAACGGCAACACGGCTCAGTTCCGTCTGTCTGAAGACACGGCGTTCCTTGAGGCCATGAACCAGACTCAGGCCACGACTCTGTTCTATGGCAATCCGGCGACCGATCCGAAGCAGTTCCTTGGACTTGCTACCCGGTATTCGTCCACCTCTGCTGGTAACGGCGCAAACGTCATCAACAGCCTCACTACTGGTTCTTACTCCTCCACGGCAAACACCTCGGTGTACCTGGTTGTGTGGGGCGATCAGACCGTTTACTGCCCCTTCCCCAAGGGCAGCAAGGCTGG